CTTAGAACCTTTAGAGTTTAAAGGTATTGCAATATTGAATCCCTTGTAAGCCGCCTCTTTAGTTTTATTAATTAACTTCTGAGTCTTGAAGGAAGCTGAATATGTTAAGTGATAATTAGATAGGTTATTTCTTTCAACCCTATGAAATACTTTAGTGTAATCATAGAATTGAATGTTAGGTAGCGATGAAATTAAATCTGAAAAGTCTATATCGCTAGTACCATTTAACCTTATGCAATACTTATCTGTTTCATTTTTAATGATCTCTAATCTGAGTCTATCCTTAAACCCATCAGGGTCTAACACATATTGTATTGTCCTGCGAGTCATAGCTTTCTGAGAGGTTAACATTGCTAAACGTCCAGACTTTTTACCTAAGCAAGGCTCTTCACAACCAGCAGGTTTAGCATGGGGACATAAAGTTTTCTTAGATACTGCATTAGATGGTTGCAAATACAGTATTCCGGTGGTATAATTAAGTTTCTTAAGACCTTTTAAGATCTTATTAGAACTATTAAATCCTAATAGAGGTCTTTTAGTAGACATATAAAATGTCTTATTAGATCTTAAAAGCTCTAAAGATTCTGATGTTATTAAGTTTTCATTCATGTTCAAGTCCTGTTAGAATAAATTTGTTTAATACATTATCATAAGTTAAACTGTTACACTGATAGAAATATGTTTCGCCAATACCGTACTTACAAGGTAAGCCAATGTCAACGCTGTCTTCTAATTCTTTTTTATCCATCTGCTCAATTATAGATTTCAACTGATTATATGTCATGTTATTTAAGCATTCCTTTTAATTCTAATTTAACTCGTTTGGCTGTCTCNCCTCTCCAAGTACCCGCATTTGCTAAGAAGTAAAGCACTACACTTTTACCTGAATCGAAATAGTATTCATCCGTAATTTCGTTAAGAGAATACATTGCCTCAAGATAAGGTCGAGCAGAGTAGTTAACTTTAGTCCAATCATTTTCAATTTCAGTGGCAATTAATCTAATAGATCTCATTTTAAGTCTCCGGTGGTTTGCGATTCGTGATTTGCATACACCCTGCCAGATCTCAAAACGTCTGTCAAGGCCAGTAACGTGTGGTATACTCTATAAATCCTTTCTAACGCCCCTGATTTAACTCCTGAGGCGTTTAAAACTAAAGGCTAACACTACCTACCAGTTTAATTAACGCCTCTTAGATGGGCTTATATTTCTTGAGTAGTAAAATATTCCCTTGTTTCAGAGTGCTTGAAATAATGAATATGACTCTTTGTATACATGTACATATATAATTCTTTAATATTATCTGGCATNTTTAGANTATCAAAAGCTACCTTAGCTGGAACCATGTAGACTCTATCAGGCTTACGCCAATCGTAACCACTACTACCCTCGCCTTCATATTTAGAATCATTATCTTCTTGTTCTAGATGCCATTCTGTTCCGCCTCGTTTCATCTTATTGCTTCCTCTTCATCATTAAAATATAGCATTACACCTACAACAAAGCTAAATGCTACCGCTAACACACAAAACATATCAAAGTATTCCATTGTCTCGTTCCTTTTGTTTGTTTGGTTTAAAGATGAAACTTTCTTAACGCATCGCCTGTAGTGGTGTCTAGTACCACGGCATAAGTATCTTGATTAGCTAATGTATGCAGAAGGCTCAACTTACGCGCTAATTCGTACTGCTGCACTGAGCCGGAGTCATCGCTGATCTTCTGCCACATGATTACCGATCCGGTGCTGATATGTCTGATTTGTACTAGCATGTTCGTATTCCTTTTAGTTTGATTTGCTTATATAGTTGTATTAAAATAATGTTTAGTAACAAGTCCAGTCTTATGTATAGCAACCGTTAAGCCCACCATCTCGATATAAACTTCATTTGCTGTGATTTTGAAGTCTATAACGTTTTCTATCTCGCCGTTATTATCTAGCGCCATGTAAGCTGTCATTTGCTCTGCCGTTGGTGTTATGGCTTTATCAGTATTCTGCAAAGTGTCATTCATCTGTAGTCCCCCTATATAGTTACTTACTTATGTGTTAACCTATTGCGCCTTCTAAACAGGCAGCGTACATATCTAAATGCCATTCAGTACCGCCTTTCTTATTCATATTCTTTTATCCATTATGTAAATACCTATTGATAACTGTTCAAGTCTAACTCTTAAATCTTTATAATCTAGCCAATCTATACCGAAAACCCACGGTACATCATAGGTAGATTTATTAGCCTTGAAGCAAACACGCGCAGTTTCTCTATTGAATTCTAATCTAAGATAACCTATGTCAAGTGGTTTATAATATATATTTAATTCTTCCACAATCTTAACTAATTTATTTCTTTCATTCATATCTATTCACCATTGCAAATTATTATGAGTAAGATAAGCGCCAATGCTACTAAACAAAATACTTGTATGCCTTCCATTAATCTTCCTCCTCGCCATCGAAGTATATCATGAAGCCTAAGACAAAACTAAACGCTATTGCCAACACACAAAATAATTGTAAATATTCCATTAAATTCTCCAAGGTTATGAAGCCCACCGAAGTGGGCATTAAGTTTTATTTAAGATGCATCAAGCTCCGCTTCGGCAGCAGCTAACATTTCCCTTAGCTTCGCTAATTGCTTAAGCTTCGCAGAATCTTTCGCTTTCGCTTTAGCCTTCGGCTTCTTGGCAGATTTTATTTCCTTTGCCCAAATCGTTTCAGCCTTCGGCTTAACTTCCGCCTTCACTTTCGCTTTAGCCTTCGGCTTAACTTCGGCATCATCCGTCTTGACTAGCGCCATGATTTCCTTCGGAATTACTCCGGTGGTTATATACTTCTGAGCATCGCCATGAGTCATCTTTTGATTCTTATCCCCGTAGAATTTGGCTACCGATGCACCGATCCGAGCCTTAAGAATTCTGAACTTTGGGTTGGCCTTGCCGTCGATCTTTAAGTTAATCTTTTGACTATCCGCCATACGTTCAGCTAGTTTAAATACTGCGAAGTCAAATTGCTTGTATGTCGCAGCTCTAGTCTGATCTATGTTTGCATATGTGTTATTCATGTATAAATACCTTGTGTTGTGAGTGAGGTCGTCTTATCGAACGCTTTCAAAGCTACAGGTCAGGTCGGGTTGAAGTCAAGCCCTTTTCGTGCGTGATTAATCATGTGCGCATTATGCATGTGTTAACACGCGTGAAAAAAGCCAGAACCGCCATTCAAGCTCTAAAATCTTCAGAATTTTCTAGCGCGTTAAAGACAGGCAGGTGCGAAGTAAACACGCACATGTAACGTGACGGGTGAGTTCTCACGGGCGCGTTAATTAATGCTGGGGAAATACCTGTAAGCTATTGAAATCTATGGAAACCTCTAGAGTTATTACTAACTCTAGAGGTTCTTTTAAGCTCTCAAATGGCTGTCAAGGAGAATCCTATGGAGGAATTATGGAGAGACTCTGGAATACTTTAGAGTATTCCTCCGCGAGTGCAGGAGTGCGATGGATATCTTTGAAGATCTTTATAGTGCGCGTGAGGGGTGGGCAGGTGGCCATAGGGGGGGTGGGGTATATATACACAATCACATACATTTTAGAGGATTTCGAAGTGTCAACTAGACTATGGAGGCAGGTGTCTTTAGAGAATGTGTTTATGCAGGGCTTAAAAGTATCTAGAGGGTACTAGTAACGTTAAGGGATATTAAAAGTACTTAAGTATCTAGGGGGTACTAGTAACGTTAAGGAAAGTACTTATGCGGGGCTTATAAGCCTCTAGAGAGATGTATGTATATTCATATGTGGCCCCGGGGTGGCTATAAGTAGTATAGCGTCAGGATGAGCATTTGTCAAGTCTTTTAAAATAAATAAGAAAAGACTTGACAGATGCTGTACCTAGCCCTATACTATTACCCATGACCAATAAAAAACAACTCACAACAAAACAACAAGACTTTCTAGGTTATCTAGAAGAGGTAGGAGGTGATCCGAAGAAAGCAGCAGAGCTTGCAGGTTATGCGGGGAATCATGGACAGGTTACAAAATCTTTAAAGACTGAAATAATAGACCTTGCATCCAATATCCTCGCACAATCTGCACCTCAAGCTGCACTTAAACTGACTTCAATTATGAATTCTGAGCAACCAGTACCTCAAGCTAATATAAGGCTACAGGCTGCACAGACCATCTTAGATCGTATTGGACTAGGAAAGTCTGATAGGCTAGATGTTAGTCACACTGTTTCAGGTGGAGTATTCATTTTACCTGCAAAAGAAGAGATAATAATTGAACATCCCGAAACGTAGTAGTGTTATTCCCTTTGGGTACAAAGTAACAGAAGAAGATCCTAAAATGCTAGAGGAGGTTCCTAAGGAACTTCTAGCTTTACAGGCAATCAAAGCTTTAGTTATGGAAGGTTCGCTTAGTCTTCGTGAAGGCTCTGCTTGGTTAGAATATAAAACAGATAGAAAAATAAGTCATCAAGGGCTAAAAAACTTAATATATGAAAGATTGGGAAGTTAAGCCAGATGACTACTTAAAAGATGAAGAAGGTAACTTTGTCTTAAAGGTTGATGGTACTCCAAAGAAAAAAGGAGGCCGTAAGAAAGGTACTAAGTCCAGAGGATATAACTTTAGCTCTGCTACTAAGGCTAGACTAGCTGCTAATAAAGCAGTACGTACAAAAGAAAAGTTAATAGCCAAAGCTGAATTAAAGTTAAAGAATCAAAAGAACTCTCTGAAGACTTCGCGATCTACCCTGAATAAGTTAGACAATAAAGAAGTATCAACTGAAGGTAAGATTGTAGCAGACATAGANAGTCTACCTACTAGCTTAAGAGAAGAAGCATTAGAGAATGTTATCTTCAGACCAAACGAAGGCCCTCAGACAGACTTCTTAGCAGCCCCTGAGACAGACGTTCTCTACGGAGGTGCAGCAGGGGGTGGTAAGTCCTATGCGATGATCATAGACCCTCTGAGGTTTGCTCACAGGTCTGCACACAGGGCTTTGATACTTCGACGTTCGATGCCTGAACTAAGAGAGTTAATAGATAAGTCTAGGGAGTTATATCCTAAGGCTTTTCCGGGTTGTAAGTTTAGAGAAGTTGAGAAGATCTGGACGTTTCCTAGTGGAGCTAAACTAGAGTTTGGTTATCTCGAAAGAGATGCAGACGTTTATCGCTATCAGGGACAAGCATATAGTTGGATTGGTTTCGATGAGATCACTCACTTAACAACAGAGTTTGCTTGGAACTACTTAGCCTCACGACTAAGAACAACAGATGCTCTAATTACACCTTATATGCGCTGTACAGCTAACCCCGGTGGTGCTGGTGCAACGTGGGTAAAGAAGCGATATGTAAGTCCATCTCCACCTAATACATCGTATGTGGGTCAGGACGGCTTAACAAGAAGATTTATACCAGCACGTTTAGAAGACAATCCGTATCTGTCTACAGATGGTAGATACGAACAAATGCTTAAAGCTCTACCAGAAGTACAACGTAGACAGCTCCTAGAAGGCAACTGGGATATTACAGAAGGTGCAGCCTTTACAGAGTTTGATATGGCTGTTCATGTTATTACACCTTTTGAGATACCTGTAGGTTGGGAAAGAATAAAAGGAATTGACTACGGCTATGCTTCTGAAAGTTCTTGTATCTGGGGTTGTGTTGATCCTAGTGACGGAACATTAATCATATACAGAGAGTTATATCGTAAAGGGTTAACAGGTGTTGACCTCGCTGCAATGATTACTAATATGGAGCTTCAAGACCCTTTCTCTGTTCAAGGTGTATTAGACACAGCAGCATGGAATAGAACAGGTACAACAGGCCCTACAGTTGGAGAGACACTTCAACGTGCTGGGCATAAACTGCGTAGAGCAGACAAGAACAGAATTCAAGGAAAGATTCAAATCCACGAATACTTAAGAGTTCAACCAAGTGGCAGACCAAAAATACAAATATTCAATAGCTGTCCTAACTTGATAAAAGAACTCCAAAGTATTCCTCTGGATAAATCTAACCCCGAAGATGTTGATACACATGCACCCGATCATGCTTACGATGCCTTAAGGTATCTTATTATGTCTAGGCCAAGAGTAAATGATATCTTTGGTCAACTTAGACACATGAGAATGGAACAGGCTTATACTCCTGTTGATTCGGAATTTGGATACTAATAATAAGAAACTTCGGCTACTAACTAGTAGTAAAATAATTATATAACTTAATCGAGGCTTTAAAATGGCAGCAGTAAATATTAGAGATACGGGACGTAACTCGGCAAAAACAGGTGACGTGAGAGGACTTGCAGCTCGCGTAGAAACGACTAACCCTACACAACAAGTAACAACGATTCAAGAAGTAAGTGTTGCTACTGGTACTATTGCAGTAACTGACGATACAAATACTGTCGTCACTATTGCACAACCAGCAGGTACAATTCTAAAAGATTTAATTGCTTACCCTCAAGGTAACATTGTTACAGGTGGTACTTCAGGCAATGACCTAGACATCTTTATTGGTACAGCATCTGCTGGCGTACAGCTCCTTGCAGCTACAGCCCTTCTAGATGATGGTGGTGCTGCTGTAACTTGGACAGCTAACGTACCTTTGACTATTATTGAGAACTCTGCTGGTAAAGCAGCTAACCAGTTCGCTACAACAGGTGTTGGCCCTAAAGGTGGCCCAGCCACTACAGAAGCTATTGTAATTGCAGGTGCTTTGTATAGTGCAGCAGCACGTAATATCTTTGTTACTCTGCGACCTATTGGTGCTGACTTAGCAACTGCTGCTACGACTGTTACTTATATCGCTAGGTTCCAAGAACTATAGACCCAGTTCACACAGAGTTCTCCTAATTTAGAAGGACTCTGTGTATTTTTTAATACAATAACGACACTAGAGTTTATGGTTTACTTATGAAAACATCAAAAATAAAATATAATAACGGTGGTACTGTTAAAAAAACAACCTATG